ACGACTTCTTCGAAGAGGCCAACCCCGCCGCCACGCTGCAGGACGCCTGAGCCGTGGGACACGGGGGGCGCGCGCGTTCGTCGAAACGAACAACAATCGGCATGTCAGAGGAGATATATCAGGCCTTGGTGACAGCGGCGCCGGCGGCCCGCGAGCGTCACCTGCTGTCCTCCGTCGTCGCGCGGCACACCGATCTGAAGCGGCGGGGGCAGCGCGAGATGGTCGGTCTCTGTCCCTTCCATCAGGAAAAGTCGCCCAGCTTCGAGGTGAACGATGACAAAGGCACGTACCATTGCCACGGCTGCGGCGCCGGCGGGGATGCCATAACCTTCCTGATGCGCGCCGAAGGTCACACCTTCCGGCAGGCTGTCGAGATCCTGTCTGGCGATACCTTCGCCACAATTTCCGAAGAAGACCGAGCTAAGCGAAAGGCCGACGACGAAGCGGCCCAGCGCGCGAGGATCAGTCTCGCGCGAACGATCTGGTCCCGCTCGATACCCGTGAGGGGCACGCTCGGCGAAACCTATGCCAGGGCACGCGGCATTACGATCGACCTCCCGCCCAGCATCCGGTTCGGGTCGGTTCCCCGGTTCTTCAACATGGAGACCGGGGAAGTCGGGCGCGAGCACCCGGCGGTCGTGTGCGCGCTTCAGGATGTGACCGGCGCGATCACCGGCGTGCAGAACATCTACCTGCGGGCGGACGGGGCAGGCAAATACGAGTCCCCCACTGGCGGAAGGGCCAAGCTCACGTTCGGGGTCATGGTCGGATCAGCCATCCGGCTGGGGCCAGCCACCGACCACGTCATCACCTGCGAAGGCCCCGAGGACGGCTGGACCCTGCTTCAGGAGATGCCGGATCGATCCGTCTGGATCGCCTGCGGCACATCGCAGCTGTCTCGCATCCAGTTTCCCGCGGAAGTCTCCCGCGTCACGATAGCCGGCGATAACGGCGAGGCCGGACGGCGGGCCGCCGAAGAGGCGACCGCCGAATATCTCCGGCAAGGGCTGGCAACGAGCGAGATCTTCCCCGACGCGGGGTTCAAGGACTGGAACGACCAGCTGAGGGGAGCGCGCATCTGATGGCCTCCGCTGCCGAAAAGGTCGCTACAGCAACCTTCGCCCACGCGGAGCCCGAGCCGCTCAAGCCCGAACGGATCAAGCAACAGGACTTCCCGCTCGATCGCATGGGTCCGGTCTTGAGCGCCGCGGTTGAGGCAATCTCCAAGAAAGCGTTCGTGCCGGCCAGCCTCGCGGCGCAGTCCGTCCTGGCCGCCTGTTCCCTCGCGGTCCAGCCGCATTTCAACGTCACGCTGCCCACAGGGCAGGAGCGTCCAACCAGCCTGTTTCTCGTATCCATCGCCGAGAGTGGAGACCGAAAGTCGACGTCGGACGACAATGCGATGGCCGCGATCCGGGAGTTCGAACACGAGCTGGAGGAAGCACATGGACACCAGAAAGCCACCGCCGCGCTCCAGCAATCCGCCTGGGACGAAGCGAAGCGTGCCACGACCCAGCGGGTGAAGAACCAGGGTCGCGAGGCGCTCGAGGAAGCCTACCGCGATCTCGGCCCTCGCCCGGAGGGTCCGGTGGAACCGACGATCATTATCCGGACCGGAACGACTCAGGGCCTGCTCAAGCGGTTCGTCACGGCCCGCCCGTCGCTCGGGCTGATGTCCGACGAAGGCGGCTCGTGGCTCGGCGGCTACGGCATGACCGAGGATAACCGCCTCGCGACGATCTCCACGCTCAGCGATTTCTGGGATGGCAAGACCGTCCAGATGCTGACCTCGAGCGAAGGATACACGGCTCTGCGCGGCCGGCGCCTCACCTTCCACCTCATGGTCCAGCCGATCGTGGCGGACCGGCTGCTGGGCGACGCCGAGGCGCTGGGCCAGGGCTTTCTCAGCCGCCTGCTCGTCTCTCACCCGGAGAGCCTTGCCGGTACCCGGTTCGTTGACCCTACCATCCCGGCCGACCCCGTCGCCGAGGAAGGCCTGAGTATGTTTCAGGACCGCCTGTCCCGCATCATCCGCGCGGACATGCCCGTTGATGACGCTGGCATGGTGCTGAAGCCGCGAGCACTGTTGCTGAGCCATCAGGCCAAACTGATGTGGTGGGCATTCTACAACGCGATCGAGGCGAGGCTGGGACCCGATGGGGACCTGCAATCGGTCAAGGGTTTCGTGGGTAAGCTCCCGGAGATGGCCGCCCGGCTGGCGGCCAACATCGCGGTGTTCGAGCATGGTGTTCGCACCAGCGAGATTGACGCTGAGGCTTTGTCGCGAGGGATCGCTCTGGCCGAATTCTACCTCAGTGAGGCGCTCCGCCTCTTCGGCCAGCAATCGGTGCCGACGATCTACGAGGATGCGCAGAAGGTCTCGGACTGGCTCAAGAACAAGTGGTCCGAGAACCTGATCTCGGTGAGTGCCATCAGCGGCAAGGGTCCAGCCTCGCTCCGGAACCGCAGCGACCACATTCGCGACATCATTGCCGTGCTGGTCCGCCACAACCACCTGACGGAGCAACCGAACGGCGGGATGATCTCCGGGAAAAAGGCGCGCCTCGTCTGGCGGGTACTGATCGGCCGTGACTAGCCTGTTCGATCCCAGCGCCTTCATCGAGGCTGAGCAGCGAACTCTCGCAACTCTCGCAGAGCCTTGCGCGCCCTGCGACACCGCCGCAGACCTGCGCAAACCCGCAGAAAACAGCGAGTTTTCGCCTACTCCGAACGAAACATTCGCAACAATCGCAGGAATCGCAGCCCCCCTTAGTCCAGAAACGATCTGGACGGACGGTCCGGCACTCCTTGCTGCCCTGCCAAGACCGGTGAGGATGGCTTCCGCGGCATGGCGGGATCTGGTGCGCGCCACGAAGTGGATTGCCGACGATTGGGCCCGTGATGCCGCCCAGGCGGGCTGGCATCCGCTCGAGTTCTTCGGCTGCAACCCGGATCCGTTCGCCGGCCGGCTGGATCGGGACGGGCTGATCGTCACAGTCATGAAGCTGGCAGCACCGGCCAAGGTGACGGCGATCCATGCCGATGGCGCTGTCATCACCTGCCGAGGCGGGGCGACCATGACCAAGCGCCTGTTCGGACCGCGCGGTCAGGTCTTCCTGTGGGAAGCCTATGCAATGAAGGGAGGGCCGTAACTCTCGCATGGGTCTGCGATTGTTTGCGATTGCTGAGGCGATAGAGCCCGCTCAACTCGGTTCCGGACTAAGGAATTCGAGAGGGTTAGGCTATTGTTTTTTCTACTTAAATGTTAGGACATTTAGGGAACATCCTTCCTTTTTCAGGTATGTCGCAGCCCTACCTGCGAATGTTGCGATTGTTGCGAATGTAGGTCCGGCACGCCGCGAGCGGGATCGGCCCTAGGGTAGCGAGACGGTTTTTCCACGCGCCGGACGGGGTGCATGCAATGGGGAGTTCGAGATGACGGGGTCGGGCGACGGGATGGATGTCCTGCTGGATGCGGGTGAGCCGTGGTGCATCCTGCGCATGGCGGGGCCGAGGACGCTGAAGGTCGTGGAATCACTCCGCCGGGCCGGGTACGAGATCTGGACGCCGGCCACCAAGCGCAGGCGCTCATTGCCTCGATCGACGAAGTATCGCGACGTGGAGATCGCGGCCCTGCCGACCTTCGCCTTCGCGCGGTACCGGGACGTTGCCGATCTTAACGAGATCACGCTGGCGCCCCACTCCGACCACCCGACCTTCAGCATCCTGCGCCATCGCGGAACCTTCGCCCGCGTCGAGGACGCGGCCTTGTACCCGCTGCGAGAGTACCAGGCCGATCTGGACGCCAGATGGGAGGCATTCACCAAGTCGGACCGGCTGTCGAAGAAGAAGCGCAGTGGCCGCGCCGCGCGCTACGTCATGGGTCAGCGTGTACACCTCCCGGACACTGCATTCCACGGGCTGGCCGGCCACGTGGTCGAGGTCCGGCGCAACGGCGATCTCATCATCGTGTTCGAAAGTGGAGGCAAGGCGACGGTCAACCCTTGCTTCGTAGAGCCGGTTCATGTAGGTAGCGGATCGCCTGAACAGGGCAACGCCGCACGAGCGGCATAGATGAGCGAGCATTTCCAGCCGGTCCTTAGACGTAGCTGGGCCTCATCGAACCGGGCTAAGAACGCCACAGGCGATTTCTGAGCAAGTCCTACGGCTGTCCAAAATCTGCGGAGGCGCATCGAATGCCTCACCTCGGCGCGGCCGAAATCCTCGACCGGCTGGCGAGCGACGCAGCTGCCCTGGCGGATGACCTCCGCACCCCGGCACGCACGGTTGCTGAGGTAGAGCGGCGCGCGGAAGAGGGCGAGAGGATCGCCGCTGAGGTTCGCGCCATCTTCCGTGGGCGCGCCTTCCGGTGATAACGATCAACGCGGGCGCCAACTTCGGCGCCCTGCATCGCACCATCTCTGCGCTCGGAGCCAAGCAGGTCCCCTTCGCCACCGCGCTCGCGCTGAACCGTCTCGCGAGCGGCGTCGCAGGCGCCGAGCGGGAAGAGATCGGCAAGACCTTCGACAACCCGACCCCGTTCACCCAGAACGCCTTCTACATCCGCTCCGCCACCAAGACGCGCCATGTCGCCTACGTCATGGCCAAGGACATCCAGGCCGAGTACCTCGAGCCCTACCTCGACGGCGACCTGCGCTACCTAGGCGGCAAGCGCGGCATGATCGTGCCGATGAACGTGGCGCTCAACCAGTACGGCAACCTGCCCCGCAACAAGCTCCGGTCGCTCAAGGGCAAGCCGAACACCTTCATCGGTCCGGTCAAGACCAAGAGCGGCAAGATCATCAACGGCGTGTGGCAGCGTCCGGTCACCCTCCCGCAAGTGAAGGGGCGCCGCGTCAAGCAGGCAGTCCCCAACTCAGGCCTCAAGCTGCTGATCAAGTTCGCCGACACAACGCCAGCTCCCAAGCGTCTGCACTTCGTCGAGAGAGCCAGAGACTACGTGCGACGCAATGCCCATGCCGAGTTCAAGGCCTCCCTCAGGCAGGCCGTGGCCAGGGCGAGGCGGTAGCGGGGCCTCCCCTGCCCTTTTGGGTCCTTCCTCGACCCTCCTGCGGCGGGGGTAATTGCGCGCCCCGATGTATCTCTAGCTGAAGGGGCCTGAAGCTTGTCCGCATCGGCTGGTCCCGAACGCATCGCCGTCCGCGAGTTCGCGCGCCGGGCCGGGTGTGATGAAAAGCAGGTCCGACGCGCCATTGAAAAGGGCGCGCTGGTGCGGGATGCCGACGGCCTCCTCGCAGCAGCCGATGTCGGCGGCCAATGGCGCAAGCCGAACCGGCGCGGGATCGAGAAGATTGCGGCGCGCTCAGGCCAGACGGAACTGAACGTCCGCACCGTCGCGGACAAGTCCGCAGCCGCGGTGAATGTCCGCGAAGAGGAAACTGCCGAGGAAGCGGCCGAGCGGATCATCGCCGAACAGCCGCTGCTTTCCCTTGCTGACGCGCTGGCGCTGAAAGAGAACTACCTCGCCCGGCACCAGCAGCTGAGCTACGACCTCAAGGCTGGAAGCGTGGTGATGGTGGCAGACGTCGCAAAGACCGTCGCCTCGGAATACGCCACGGTCCGCACCCGCCTGCTCGCCATCCCGGCCGAGCGCGCTCCGGCGCTGCACCGGCTCAAGACGGTCACCGAGGTCGAAGACTTTCTCCGCAGCGTCATCAGCGAGGCGCTGGAGGGCCTGACCTTTGACAGAGACCCTGGCGCCTGAGCGCAAGCAGTACGCAGGAGGCCGCGAAGTTCTTGCCCGGGCGTTGCTTCGGGCGCGCAGCGACAACCTGCGGCCTCCGCCGCGATTGACGCTGAGCCAGTGGGCGGCCGAGCACGCCGTCCTCTCCGCAGAGACCAGTGCTCAGACCGGCAAGTTTCGAGCCTACCCCTACCAGGTGGGCATCATGGACGCGGTGACCGATCCGACCGTCACCGAGATCACGGTGATGAAATCAGCCCGGGTGGGCTATACCAAGATCCTTGACCATGCCCTCGGCTATTTCATCGCTCAGGATCCGTCGCCCTGCCTGGTCGTACAACCCCGTGTCGAGGACGCCGAGGACTACAGCTCGACCGAGGTTGAGCCCATGCTCCGGGACACCCCGGTGCTGGCGGAGATCACCGGCGACCTGAAGGCGAAGGACGCCAAGCAGAAGCTGCTGAAGCGGGT